TTTGCAGTACTGATCCCAAGTCATCCCACGTGGATCGTAGGTAATCGACATTATGGATTACCTGTGCCACGTACATCGCCTGTGTCTATGCTCAAAAGTGTGCGACCCATGAAGTAATCTCCATTTTGGGTGTTGCTGGTGAACCTTAAACGCAATTCACGTCTTTGCTCTTTCATGTCAATTTTGAGCGTGTCAGGATCAAAAGTGTAAGGGTCTGACGGATCATCTACATCATCCGCATAGGACTTGCCTGTGATGACTACATCCATTGCTCCAACTTGCACAAAATCTGGTTCAATACGCTCGATGCGAGTCCACACGTTGTCTCCGGGTTGTTCCACAGAACCCACAAGGCCTGCACGGGCACCAAGGACATTGGTCTCCACCATTGACTCAATTGCATCGACGTTGTTGGTGTAGACACGGTTTGTGCCTGTCTCGTGTTGCCACAGGGTGTATTTGCCTGCGGTGTTGACTTCGTTACCAGCCCAGATGGGGCGACGGAACACTTCAGAAAACACGCCAGCCGAGCGACGTGCTCCCAAAGCGGTGCCAGAGTCATACCAACATTTTTCTCGCACGTTGTAAATGATGCAGTCATTGCATTCTGTGCTATCACCATTGGGGAAAAACCACCAAATTTCACCCCATCTCGGAACTTTGCTTACCCACACTTTTTGGCGTTGGGCGTAATTCAAGTTGTCAAAAAAGTAGTTGTTGTTTTGCTTGTTTTCCAATTCTTGCACTACACCGTTGTAGGTTAAAAATCGGTCAGTTCCAATCCAATAAAAAATGCCGTCGTACTCAATAACGCACGCACTGGATAAAATCGAAGATTGCTGTGTAATTAAGTCGTACTTCCAGTAAAAAGTTGCAGTTCCAATGGTGGTTGGTGCATAGGTGACCCGCACCACAGAGTCCAAAGTCCAAAACAAGCCAGCAGGTGACGTTGTGCCGCCACGCAGTGGCAGGCCTTTTACAACTTTGGTTGAAGACACGTTGTTGGCATTGGAGTCTGATGATGTCCAATTGCTAAAGTCACCTGCCGCACAATTTTGAATTAAACCGTTGTTGCCATAGGCAAACAAGTACGGAAACAACATGACAATGCCGCCAGACACTGAGACATTATTGTCAAAAGTTAAAAGTGATGTGGCACTTACCGTTGCATTGGCGCTCAGTGTTGCTGTCCACACGCTTGATACTTGCAAAACAAATGTCAAGCCAGCAGTTGTCCCTGCTGTGGTGACAATTGCCGTCCCACCAGACACCGCTGATAGAGTGAATGTGGTGGTTCCATTCGTGGCAATGATGTAATAAGTCTTAGCAGAAACTCCTGATGCAGTTCCCGTCAAGGTTCCTGTCACAACAATTGTTTGTCCAGAAATTAAAGTGGTTGCACTGCAAGAAAATTGACCTGCTATGCCAGTTACTGCAACACCAGCCAATGTGGTTGTATTACTAACCTCCAAAGCAGAAAGCACGGTGGTGCCAGAAGGAATCCCAGTGCCTGTGACTGAAACTCCTGCGCCAATGGCCGCAATGGTGGTTGCAAACGACACATTGGGTGAACCGTTGATGGTGGTGCCAGTAGCCGTAAAAACGCCCACAGGGGTCAGCGTTGTGCCTGTAAAAGGGCCAAAAAGTGGCCTTGTGTTTACGGACGATGAGATGTCAACCAAGTTCTGGCCGGGATGGCCAATTAAATTGTTGTTACCATTTCCAAAAGCGTCGTAGCCAATGTCAAATTGCCACAGGGTGTTTGCGTTGGGCGCGTAGGTTGTGAGGTTGTCAATGTACCCAACAAAGCCTGACCCGGTGCCACCAATGCTTGCCGCCGCAATTGTGACCACGGCATTGTGGGCGTAATTCACGCCACCGCTGGTGACCACCACGCTGAACACCAAGTTGCTGGATACCGTCACGGTGACTATGCACCCAGTTCCAACGGATGTAATGATCGACACCCCGGCGTAGGTGCCGTTGGTGTACCCAGAGCCTTGAGTAGTAATGCCAATTGTTGACACAGAGCCAATTGGTTCAATTGCTGTTGGGCCAAAACCCACGGCATTGTCGTTGTCAGTCGTCCACTGTTCAATGCCGTTGTTGTAGCCAGAGATTACGTAGTTGAGTCCGTCTTGCGCACTCATGATCATCCCTCGACTGATCCCTGTTGCGTTCAAAAACGACCCGTTGTAGCCACCAATTTTTCGAGGACGGGAGTACTGAAAACGAACCCACTTGCCGTCCACATAACTCACCGAAGCAAACTGAGTACCGTCGCGCTGAATCCCCGGCCCAACCTGTAGTGTGACGACTTTTGCGGTCATTAGAATGCTCCACCAATGATCCCTACAGGCAAGCGTAACCCGGTTGCGGCCAAGGTGCCTGCGTTGACGCCAGCAATTGCAAATCCAAGTTGGTTTGTTGCGGCAAGGTACAGGCCAGTCGTTGCGCTACCAGTGAACGACAGAGACGGAGCGGCCGCAGAACCGTTGCCCAATGTCAATGCATTGATAGACGACGAGGTAGAGGTTTGAGCATTGAAGACGTTTGTGCCGTCACAAATTGCAATGATGGTTTGATTTTGAGGCAACGATATTGTTGTCCCACCAACTACACCAGTGCTAAATGTCAGCGTGTACGAGCCAGTGGTTTTGTTCTGAAGAGAGTACAACTGAACCGTCGGCGGCAGAATTACCGTGCAATTTGATGTCAGCGTGCCTTGGTACTCTTGAATGATGCTGGACGCTTCGGCCGAGGTCAGCGTCACTGTGCCACCCGTCACATTCTTTACCAATTGAGTAAAGAAAAATTGGGCTGATTGACCGTAGGCATACGACACGTAATTGGTGCCGTCAGACACCACAACAAACGATTCGGCAATTTGCAATTGTGCGCTGGCGTTTCCGTCAATGGTGTTTGCGCCAGTCAAAGCCACGTTCAAAATACCCGTGCCGTCGTTTTTGATCACAACATACCAACTTGCTCCAACATCGGATGCAGTTGGAAAAGTTACGGTGCCTGCACCGCCCGTCCACACATATAGCGATGCGCGGTCAGCCGAGTTAAAAGTGTAAGCAGAAGAAAATGCCGAAACAGGAATCTGCGTGTTCAACGTAGTGTTGATGGCCTTGAGGCCAAAGCCTGCCAGCGTGGCCGCATTGGCCGCAGAAGTCCCGGCACCAAACGTCACGGTGCCCCACGTGCCATTGATTGTTGTGTTGGTGGTGACGTAAATGTACTGGGCTATACCAGAAGCAATTGAAACAATTGTATTCCCACTTGTGTCCACCACGGTGAATGAATAAGACCCAATGTTGCGAATCAATGCGCTCTGACCTGTAGACACCGAAGTTGCAGGCGGCATGTACAACTTCAAATTTGTATTGACGGTTGCCGATACTTCAATAATGTTGGCAACAACACTGTCTGTGTTGCCGTTAATTGGCCACTCAAGAGTTGTGTCGGTGCTGATAGTCAGTTGTTCATAACCCACTTGCGATGGGCTGATCGTTTGACCTGTGTAGGGGTTAACGTAGCTGGTCATAATTAAGAGTCCACGGCAATGGCTTGACGATCACCAACACGCGCCACATCTTCAGCTTTTAGGGCTTGGAGCGCCTCAGTGTACTTCTGTTGGAAGATGGTGCGTTGATCGTTTTTGAGGAACGGCATTGCTTGCAACAGGGTTCCAAACAGCATAGCGTTCGGGGCATTTTGAGTCAGCCAATTTGTTTGATTGGCAGAACTCAATGGAGAGATGCGCTCGTAGTAAAGAACTTCAAAAGCATAGGCCAATGTGGGCGTTGGTGCAATGTACCAATGCTCCCAATCGGTGTCAGCGTAGTACAAAGGCACATCGGTCAAACTGGCATCTGGCCAATAATTTTTCAAATACTCGTATTTTCGCAAATAAACGGGTTGCTTTTTACCTGCCACAGTGACACTCATTGACACCGTTTTTCGCCAGCGCGCAGGCTTTTGCAAAATTGCGTTGGTTGCGGTCATGTTTGCTTCTACCACTTGCAGTTGCCCCAACGTCTTAATTTCTTGAGAAACCTCAAACTCGGCCAATGAAATAAAAGTTGGAATAGCCTCAACAACGGCGGCGTCTTTACGCTCCAAGTATTGAAGTACCGTGGAGGTCAGACTGTCATACGTCATCACCCATGATGGGATTAGTGTCATTGCGTCTTCCCTTTATCCAACATTGCGCTCAAAGTGAGGGCAATCTACAAGTGATTTAAAGTTGCCGCCCCAACGGTTTTTGGGATGCAAAGATTCCCAATAAGCGCCCAGCGGAGCAATGATGCCCTTGTCCCAAATTATCTGTCCTTCTTTGAAGAAGTTCAAGTCAATGGCGCACCTCTTGAGGTGGATAGAGTTCATGGTCTTTGACCGACCCGTTTTCAAATAAATGGCTTGCTGCTCTGGTGTGCGGGACAACTCCCCTCCAGTGACTACAAAACCTTGCTCAGTAGCGTGCTGGATCAACTTGCACATATCCAGCAAAAATGCAGCCTGCTCTTGACTTAGGCTCATTTTCGGCTCCTCATGTCAGCCAGTTTTTCAATTGTGCGGCCACCAAAATAAGCGCCCATGATTAGCATTCCCCACTGCCCAAGCAACTGGACATAGGACTCGTTGGCGTTCAAGCCGAATGCAGACATCATTGCAAAGATGAAGTACCCCAAGAAGATGGCTACAAGGCTCATAGGGCGAATATTCTTGGACAGCCAAGAGTCACTACCCATGTCTGCTTTCCAGCGGTCTGTGACGTTGTTATCCTCGTTCTGAGAGGCCAGAGCAAATACCTTGAGTTCCTCCAACTCCGCTTGGGCTTTCATGATGCCAAGTTCAATTAATCGTTCTTCGTGGTCGTATTGCAACTGGCGCAATTTGCTGACTTCTTCTGGACTAGGGTTGTCAGAAATTTTCACGCCAAGGGCGTTCTCAACAACCTCTTTGCCCTTTGCTTGGAGCGCAGATGACAAAAGGCCTAGACCGTTCTGAGCCAATGTACCTAATAGGGAGGCAACGATGGGGATCATGTCAGTCCTTTCCAGTTACGGTTTTAAGTGATTTGGACACAGGAACCTTTTCTTCCAAGATGGCAATGTGCATTCGGTTCTCGGCAATCTGGTCGCGGTTGCGTTGAATTTCTTTTTCAAGGTCTTGGCGTAGTTTTTCACGGGCCAGTTCGGCTCCAGTGTTTGATGCCTGCTTGTTGTCCGATGTGACAACCAGCGAAATCTTGCTGTTGAGGATTGTGACCTCATGCGCCAAATTGGACAGGGCGCTCATCAGGTAGACGACGCAAGAAAAAAGAAGAGGTAGAAGAGCAAACGTAATCTTCTCGATGAGTTGACCTTTGCTTTCCATTGCCTGAATCTTTTCCTCGCTCATTTAAACCCCCAATAATTTTTTGACAAACTCTGCGGCAACTCCGGGGCCAAGCAACACAGCCAAGATGACTACATACAAGAGGTACTCGATTCTGTTCATGCGCTTGGAACCGTCGTCAAAACGTGCTTGGATGCCCTCGTATCGTTGAGCGCAGATTGCCTCGTGAACACTCAAACGCTTGTCAGTTTCAGTGGCAAGTTCCTGAATTTGTTCCATTGGCAATTCCGCTTAAGTTTTACTCAGCAGCAGGTGCTTCAGGTGCGGGAGCGGCTTGCGCTCCTTGTGCTGATGCTTGCTTTTGAATTTCTTGGATCAAGCCTGCAACTTCAATAAAAGGCTTAGTGCCCAAGTACTGCAAAATGCCGTTGATCAAGTTTGTGCTCAGTTTAATTTCATCCATTTTTCATCTCCATGAAAATTGCCGTCAAAATAGGGTGACGGCTTCCCTTTTTCAATTATGCCGCAGGAGGCTGTGGTTCCCAAGGCAATGGCGGGGTCACCACAGGTGGGTTGATAGCTTGTGCAATCTGCTGGTTAACAGCCGCTTCTGTAGCCTCCTTGTCCACGCCAGATGCCCAAACCCAGCCAAGCACTTGGTCTTGGGTTAGGTCAGCATACGGGGTGTAAGGTGAGCCAGCGATGTAGGTCACGCCACAAGTACTGTAGACAGACCCGTTGTAGGTCTTGCCGTCTTGTTCTTGCGTTCCGTTACAGCGCCACTGAACATTGAAAACAACATCTGTCTCCCCTTCAGCTTGCGGGTAACAATTCATTGCGCTGATGTTCCAAACGATTGTTGACATGGTTTATGCTCCTTCTAAAGCGGTTATACGGGCGGTGAGTTGGGTGATGAGGGCTTGTTGTTCTTGGATGGCTTTGACCAATGTAGGAATCAATGTTTCATGGTTTATGTTCTTGTATTCAATACCATCTGCACCAGCTTTTGATGTGTTGACACACTCAGGAAACACATCTTCAAACTCTTGAGCAATAAAACCAGCAACATCTTTCTTGTCTTGGCCTTTGCCTTCTTTCCAATCAAAACGCCTTGGTTTAAGGGCCATGATTGAAGAAAGGCCCGTATCAATGTCACGCACATTTTCTTTAAGGCGCTGGTCAGAAATAGCAGTAATTACAATTGAAGTAGCAAAAATAGTACCGCCATAACCAACATAGAAACGATAAGCGGATGCACCAGTTGAATAAACCTCGTGAGTTGTGTCAGAATTTGAAGTAGTAGAACCTACTTGGTTTGTTCTTGAATATGTTGCAGACGGAAGAAATTTGAAACCAATACCAGCAGTTCCAGACGCATCCGTAGTCCCCACCAGCAAGTTACCGAAGTAATCCATGATTGCCAATGGCGTTGCCGAACCAGCGTAAAAACGGATTTTAGGGCCACCATCTGTAGTGTTGTAGCCGTTAAAATCTATACCCGATTTCTGGTTTACATTTGATTCACCACCCGCAGAAATCCGCAAAACGGCACCGTCGCTACCAGAGCCTACGGTTGACCCTGCATGAATCTCACCGCTAATTAAAGCGGCGGTAAACGCAGGAACAGCACTGCCTGTTCCATAAGGTGAATTCAAGCCAAATGTGCCTTGCCCCATGTGTAGCAATGTTTGAGGAGCTGATACACCGATACCAACCTTGTTGCTTGCATCAACATAAACACCAGCGGTGTTGTATGCAGTGCCCATCGACACCCACTGAAGTGCGCCAGCGGATGCATACGCAAACATACCACCCAACTGAGTGGCATACGATGTGCTGTTATAAAAGGCAAAGCCAGTTGCATAAGTTGAACCATCACCAGCGACGGCAACTTCACCAGCGCCAACGCCTTTTAAGCGAACACCACGCGAGCCAGTACCAGTCACTGTCAAAGTTCCAGCGTCAACAGTTAAACCCAGATAATTAAAACTTGCCGCTGTAACAGTAGTTGTACCTCGAACTTTAAAATTAAAATCACCAGCGGAAGAAACACCTGCCCCCGCTCTTTCCATGGTCAAACTTTGGTACCCAAGAAATGAACTTTGGGTAGCGTCATCCGTTCCACGATTGACTTGCAAACGCTCGGCTACTGTTCCCGCTGAACCACCTAAGTAAAGCAATCCAGTGTAGGATCCTGTCCCGGTGACTGCTAGTCCGGTGGAGGTAAGCACAACATATCTCGTACCTGCAACGCCAATGCTGACTTCACTAAACCCATCTAATCCGAGACTTCTTGCAGCACCGGGGCCATAAAGCGTATTTCCCGCGCCAACCCTGCCTCCGTATCCAGCTTCGTCGTTGCGTTGAAACAATGAATACGTGCCAGTGGGCGAACCAAGCAGATTTAACATCGGCGATGCGCCAGTGTTAATCGTTACTAGTGTTGCACCGGGGCCGATAGTGGTTGTACCCGTAGCACTCAGCGTCCCGGTGACATCCAAAGTGCTTGTTGGAGAACTGTTCCCAATACCTACTTTGCCGTTGCCCACTACAGTTACAATGTCAGAGCCTTGTAAATTAAAAGTTAATTTATCATTTGCTGCTGTACCACTAGGTGCATAACTGATGAAGGCATTTGCTGTAGAGCCGTCAGTCATTATCATTTCAGCACGATTGTTTGCAGTCTTACTGTTAATTGCAAACTGATATGCAGAACCAATTACACCTGTTCCATTGGCTTTGGCAACTTGTAAACTTTCTGTGCCGAATGTTGCATAGGTTCCAAATCTAGCTTTTGTTGACGAAAGCATAGTCCCATCAAACGTCAACACAGAGCCAGAGGCAAGGGTCGTGGAGCCTGATGCGTAAACAACTCCATTGGCGGTGTAGCTAGTAAGCCCTGTGCCGCCGTTGGTGGTTGCCAACGTACCAGCCAATGTGACTGCGCCTGAAGTAGCGGAAGAGGGGGTGAAGCCTGTTGTACCAGCAGAGAAAGTCGTGACCGCCACGCCAGACAAGGTAGACCACTGAGGAGCGGTTGCACCTGAATTTACAGTCAGAATCTGTCCTGCTGTACCAATTGCAAGCGTGCTAAATGCACTTGTACCCGCACCATAAGACAAAGAACCTGTGGCAAGAGTTGTAAGACCCGTACCGCCGTTGCCAACCACCAGAGTGCCTGCAAGCGTCACTGCGCCAGTGGTTGCGGTGTTTGGTGTGAATCCAGTGCTTCCTGCGGAAAAACTGTTGGTCACAGTGGTGGCCGATGCCAGCAACGTCACTACGCCAGAACTGTTTTTGTAGTACAGCTTGCCATCGGCATAGTTCAGTCCCAATTCAGCGCCCGATGCACTGCTGGTCATGTTTGCCGCCAAGGGCACGTTTGTAGCCGTGCCGCTTGCGTAGATCAGGATTGGGGTGTATCCACTTTGTGCCATGTTTTTTCCTTAGAAAGCGCCGCCAGCAATACCACCTGTGATGGTGCCATTTGCGGCGTTTGCGGTTATCGACAAGTTTACCAATTGTGGGAGATTCCCGGAAGTCGCCGTAACAAATGTCAAATAATTTGTTGCGCCACTTGAAACGGCTGTGATGCCAGTGTTTGTTGCCGCACCTGAGGTCGCCGCATTCAAATTTGCAACCTGTGTTGTGCTTGCCACGGTGAATGGTGCGGTGCCAGTCACAATTGTTGAAGTGATGACACCAGACGCTGAAATGGTGGAAAATGCGCCACTAGGAGCCGTCAGCGTTGTGCCGTCAAATGTTAAAACGGCCCCCATAACTAACTGATTAGCAAGGTTTTGATAAGCCACGCCATAAGACGTTCCGTTCAACGCATACAGTTCCGTAATGTCACTGTTGGTGCCTGACTTTGCGGCAACCAGATTTGTCCTTGCATCAGTGGCGTTTGTTGCGTTTGTCCCGCCAAGGGCTACGGTAACGGGCACAGTGAGGCTAAACTGAGTACCCGTAAGGGTCAGTCCTGTGCCTGCGGTGTAAGAGCCTGCGCCAGCAAATTGAACCCAAGTGATAGGAGTCGTGCCCAAGGTGCCGCCTGCGTTTGAAGTGCATACCCAGCCTGTATCAGCCCAAGTGGTTCCTTGCTCAATAAACGTGTAAGCGCCGGGCACTTCGGCCCATATGTCCATGTCGGTAGAGCGAGTCCATGCACCCGCCGCAACTAAATAAATTCCGTTGTTTTGGCTCAATGTCTGGTCTTTAACCAAGCACCTATCTCCAGCAATCAACGCCACACCGTCAATTGTCTGCGTTCCTGACAAAGTAATGTTTACCGTCGTGGCGGCAATGCATGATGCTTTTGGATCAAGGCCTTGCGAAAGTGCATCCACGTACTGCTTGGTGGCCAACTGTAAAGCACTCACAGGGTCTTGAGTGACTGCCACAGAGGTCAGACCACCTAAGGTAAGACTTGAAGCGCCCAAAGCAATTGCAGTTGTTCCAACCGTCACAGAGGAGTTGGTCAGACTTGCGTTGGCAATGTTGGTCAGCGTGTTGCTTGCACCGCTGATGGTTTTGTTGGTCAGTGTCTGCGTGCCAGTCAATGTGGCCACGGTGCTGTCGATCGCAATCGTCACGGCGGTCGAGCCGTTGTAGCTGGTGCCCGACAAACCTGTACCAATGGTCAATGCATTGGTAGCCGTGGCGGTGATGGTTCCCGATCCACCCAAAGACACGGTCACGCCATTGAATGACAACGAACTGTTGGCCAACTGAGCATTGGTAATCGTGCCACTCAATGCGGTGGTGGGAATCGTAGTAGAAGCCGTCATTGGGCTTGTGCCGTTGCCGTACACGTAGCCCGTCAAAGTGGCCGCACCAGTACCGCCATTTGCCGCATTCAAAATGCCAGACAAGGTAATAGAGCCCGTGGTAGCAGTGTTTGGACTAAAACCTGTGGTTCCTGCACTAAACGCCGTCACACCACCAGTCAAAGAAAACTGATTCCAACCCGTGTTGGTCTGGCCTTCAAACTGTTGAAGACTGGAGTTGTATCGAATAGCACCAGCAGAACCAGAACGCTGTCCTGACGTTCCAATAGGCAAAGTTACACTTCCAGTGCCCGGCAAAACTGGGTCGCTGGCAATAGCAATTACTGGATTGCTGGCACCATCACCGTTGGCAATACTGATCTGACTAGTAGTGCCTTGAAACGTAACTTTGGCTGGAGACCCAGATTGAAGGGCCAAAATTCCTGTGCCAGTCAAAGACACCAGTTGTTGCAACAGGGTGCCAAGACTAATTGTAGGGTCGCCAGAGACGCCACTGCCGTTGGCAATACTCAGCCCTGTCCCAACAGCCAAAGTGCGCGCTGTGACCGTATTTGAGGCCGTCTTGACCTGTATCCCGGTGCCTGAACTGTTTAATGAAAGTGCCGCGCCCGTCAAATTGACTGCAAGGGTGCTTCCAACGCCGCCATCGGCCAGTGAAATGCCTGAGCCTGCTGTGATCTGACGTGCTTGTGTCAAGCCTGCGGTTGAACCAAAAGTCACAAACGGGTAATTCAATGCGGCCGCGCCAGCAACTGCACCCGTGGTGGTCTGAACCGTCACACCATTTTGGACGACTGGCAGTGGCTCTAAGCCCGTTAAAGCGCCAGCCTGAGGAAGTTGGGTAATCGATAGTTGTGGCATATCAAGGTTGCAATCCAATTGTGTCTTGGTTACCAGTCTGAGCAGGAGTCGTTGTATTTTGCTCTGTGCTCAGAATGTAACCGCCACTAGGTTGAGTAAGGAGGTCATTGGGGTCAAGCGCCACACTGACATCGGGCCTTGGAAACTGTAGCGCAATGCGCTCGGTTTTACGAGCAGGCAGACGGTACGGGTCTTTTTGGTCGGCACAACCCTGTTGGCACACCTTGAGACCCGGAAAGTTTGGGTCAGGCATTGCTTCCACAATTGCGCGTTTCATGCGACAACGATCGCAAATGAAAATTGCAATTAGTGCATTGCCTTCGGTGTTTAAAAAACGAGGCATGCTTTACCTCGTGTAGACGGAAATATTTGGGGCGTAGTAGATCGGTGATCTGTCGCGGTTTTCGTTTTCGGCCATGTTGAAATATTTGTCTGCTTGGCCTTCAAGGTACGTAGTGCGCGCCAAATCAACACCGGGCAAAATCAGGCTCATCTGGTGAGCCAGCATCATTTGAATTGCTTGATAGAAATATTGAGGAATTTCTAATTCGTCGTACAGATCACCCACGTCCATCACTTGGCGTGAGTACCAAATGGTCATCTGCACAAACGGATCGGACGGGGCTGGCCACAGCACAATCTTTGATTGCGGGATTGTGCGGTTAAACCAATACTGATACGGTTGGTTGGCCGTGAAATTTTTGTTTGGCAGGTTGGTGTAATCGTCACGGTTCAAACGAGCCATGGTGACTTCAGTTGAATTGTTGCCAACGTAGAACTCGGCCACATTGAGTGTGCCGCCACCTGTCTCGCGCATGCGGTAGTAGGTGCAAGTTTGGCCGGGATCAATGTCGTACCACAGCCACTCACCACTTACCCATGTTTCAACGCCAGTGTCTTCAAGCAAAGTCCACGTCGATCCATCGTTTGACCATTCAAGCAAAATGTGGAATGAACCAGAGGTGGCAGGCAAAATTCCAATAGAACCAGCATAGACGGGCGTGTTGCCATAGTTGATGGCAATGTACCCATTGATTGCTGTCTGCGCGTCTGAAGTCGTTACGTCGTTGTCAAAGGCCAATCCTGCGTTGCCAGACGAGGCATAACCCGAGCCACTGGGGCGCGCTAAAGTGCGATACAGCGCGTTCAATACGTCGTTGCCACCCAAGGGTAGCAAATACTCGTACTGGTCAGCCTTGAGGCCGTAAACCTTTTTGCTGATGCACCAGTAATTGATGCCTTGGTTGATCAGGTTAGAAAGAATAAAAAACAAGGCTTGTTTGGAGCCTTGGACTTGCTCAACAGTCAATTCTTCGGCAAGTTTGCCCGACATCCGGGCCCCTTGGTCAATGAATTTTTGTACTGAGACAACTGTTTGTCCAACGGTTCCACTGTATGCCATGGTGTTTCCTTACCAATTTGTGTTCTTTTTACCTTTTGGAGCCGTGGAAGCACCGCCAGATTTCAACTTTATTTTCCCACCTTTGGAGTAACTTTTGTTGTCATCTTTGGTTTTTAATTGACGCATCTGCCGACCAACGTCAAGCATGCTGGCTTCTAATTTTTTTGCTTCTTGCTCTTGTGGGCTCATGTTTTGATCACGGTCGGCGTATTGCCAATTAGAGCCACCAAGCGTTTGATGCCGCTTTTTCATTTCTGAATGCTGTTTTTCCAACTGTGCAAGTGTAAGTTTTGGAGGTGTTGGGCCTGAAGCTTTTGCCCTAGCCTCGTTTTGTTGTCTTGCAGTTTCTTTGTTTCTGGCCATCATCCTCGCAACGTCAGCATTGAACTTTTCAGATTGTGTGCGTTCACCATCAGACAAATTGCTTGTATTTATTTTGCTTGACATGGCATTTCCTTACCAGCAATCTTTGCACTTTGAATTGCGGTTTTCAGCAGTGCTAATTTTTCCACCTTTAGCATACCGACCCTGCAACAAAGAATGAATTGCTTTTGACTCAGAAGAACCAATTTTGTCTTTGGAGCGTTTGATTTCTTTGTCTACTGCGTCTTTGTTGTAAGAAGGCACAGGAGCATTGATCAAAGCCAATTTCTCTTTTGGAGATTTATTGATTTTTGCCGCAGGACTGTATTCCATGATTTTTCCTTTACCAATTAGGATTTTTTTTGCTGGGTTTATGCGTACTGATTCCGCATGCCATAAGATTTATTTTTCCATTTTTTTCTACTTTTCCTCCATGTCGAAGTTTTGGTTCAATTCGACTTTCTGGAAAAAAAGAATTTAAATTTTCGTTAAACGAAGGATCGTTTGATTTTCTTTTTGGAATGATTCTTTCTTCTCCTTTGTTCCACATACTGGGCCCATTTGGGCCAGTGTCTGTAGATTTTGAAGAATCAAAGGTAGGGTCTTTTTTTCCTGACGTGCTAGTGTCAGGTTTTTCTGATTTATCAAAAACAGGCTCTTTCCTTGCTGAAGTACTTGTATCAGGTTTTTCTGATTTAAACGCCCTGTATAAATTGGAAACAATTTTTGGAATTTTTGCTATTGGGAGCGCATTAGAAGCGGCAGAAGTCCAGTCTTCATCAGAACCAAATCTGACAAGAGGTTTTTCTGTTGGTGCAGGAGTTTTCATTGCACTTGGTTCATACGATGAAGCTGGCCTGCCTTGGCCGGGATATTTTGCTTGAGTTGCTCGGCCTGATGCAAGATTTTGGTTGGCTTTATCTTCTTTGGTTTCAGTAGTAAAACTTGAACCTTGAAAATCAAATATTTTTTTGCCATCGGCTCGTGCTTTAGCAAAAGCTTCTTCAAATGGAGATAGGGTCTTTGCCATAATTTTTCCTTTACCAGCCGGGGCAATTCCACCGCTTTAGCGATGCCTTAGCGCGTGGTGCGTCTCCTTTTGCATGTTCTACAACGCCAGACATCCGAGCACAAAAAGAGTCTTTCCGAGCGCCGCCTTTAGGCTGGGGGGCCTTCAAATGCGATCCAGTTTCACGGTTGTATTTTGCCCGACCTTTGGCAGTTAAGCCAGCGCCCTTCGACTCTGGAAGTTTTTCTCCACGGCCAATTGCAAGGCTGGGCCCACCATCTTTTAGTTTGGCGGTTTTTGCTGATTGCTTGAAGGCGTCAACCGTTGGCGCACCCTTGCTACCAACTTTGCGCATCTTTTCGCCAGAGCCTTCGGCTATCCGTTTTTTCTTTGCATTAATGTTGGCATAAAGACCACTTTTTTTCATTTTGTTTATCCTCGTGGATTAACGTAGTGCTTTTGCATTTCAAGAATGATTGTGTACGCATCACCAGCAGTACCATCCAAAGTTGTAAAAGTAATAACGCCATCTTTACCAGTGCCAGCGTTGTTCCATAACCCGCCAAAACCAGAGTAGTCTTGCGTGTAATTTGTATTGGGCGGGATTATTTCAATGACTACAGGCGTGTTTGCTTTCCAATTCATTTGAACTTCTAGCCCGTGCGTCATTGCTGTGCATTTTAAAATAGTCACCGCATCACAGGCACCACCAGCCGCCGAAGGCGTAAGCGCCGATGGGGTAACTTTTGCAACAGCAGACTCATTTTCTGTTGTGCTCATTGATGCGTAAAATTTCATAATGGCGACTTGTTCGCCATCAAATAATGTTTGGGATGTAGCCGTAATGGTCATTTATTTCTCCAAATTAAAAGCAGGGGCCGTAGCCCCCACTTAGGTTTAGCACATCATGCCGCCGCGCTTTTTAGGCGCTACTGTGACCGATTTTTCAGTCTTGGTGACGCTACCTGCCGGGGGCTTGGTTGGAGTTGGTGTAAACATGCCTTTTACAGCCTCATAGGCACGCTTTGGAGCGCCCAAGATGCTTTCCCGCATTGCTTCATTCTCTTTTGTTTCGTTTGCATAGTGACGGTCGTAGGCACCTTTTGACATGTCCTCAGTACCACCTTCTGCAAAACGAACCTTGCCACCTTTTTTGTATCCTTTGTTGACTTGAGACTGTGCAGTCCCAAAGGCATCGTCAAGGGCATCAGTATGGTTGTCCGAATTGGGCAAGTGTTTGCCTTCGGGAGTAAAGAATTTTGTTCTGTACTCACCATAATCTTTGTCCTTGTAGGTTTTTGCTACATGGCCTTTTGGGCCAGTATGGGTCTTGACGAGGCGAAGGTTTGGCTTCTCCTCTTTCTCAACCTTACCGCCCTTGGCAAAGGTGCCAGACTGCAAGCTGTTGGCTATTGGCTTTGAAACAGGTTTGCGTGGCATCGCGACGGGTTTGCCTGTATCAACAGTACCCCCCGTCGCGTAGGCTTTTTTTGTGGAACCACCCATCTTGTAGCCGCCGCCGTTGCCGTTCTTCACGCCACCAGTGGTAGTGTTTACCTTGCCGGGTTTTGATGTATCAGCAGGACGGTTTTCCCAATTGACGTTACCGCCTTTTGCATAACCGCCGCCGTTGCCCATCTTTACGCCGCCAGTGCCGCTGGCAGTGTCACGCTTTGCCGTGTGCATCTTGGTGTTCTCATAGGCTTTTTCATTGCCCATGATGGAACCGCCCATGGCATAGCCACCGGGTTTGCCTTCTTTGA